ATGAAAGACCGAATTTTCGCACTCGTTGATGTAAACAACTGCTATGTTTCTTGTGAACGCGTGTTTAATCCAAAGCTTAATAATCGCCCTGTCATAGTCCTTTCAAACAATGACGGTTGCGCCGTTGCGCGTTCCCAAGAATCGAAAGATATCGGGATCAAAATGGGCGTACCGCTTTTCCAAATTAGGGATATTGTTGAGCGCAATGACGTTGTTGTTATGTCTAGCAATTACGCAATGTATGAGGAAATGTCTAAACGGTTTTACAATATTCTTTCGGGATTTGTTGCTAACTCAGAGATTGAGCGCTACTCAATTGACGAGGTATTCTTAGATTTAACAACGTTTTCTAATTACATAGACTTTGTGCAATATGGCCACGAAATGAAAAATACGCTTTGGCAATGGCTTGGCTTGCCCGTTTGTGTTGGCATTGGCCGAAGTAAAACAGAAGCCAAGTTAGCAAACCACATTGCTAAAAAGAACAAGCAATTTAATGGTGTATGCGACTTAGCAAGAATGGACCTATGTAATAAAGAGGATTATTTAGCAAAGATCGATGTGTCAGAAGTTTGGGGCGTAGGTCGACAGCACACAAAGAAACTGCAAAACATGGGAATCAACACAGTGTTTGACCTAGCTTGTAGCAATCCTATTCAGATGAAAAAACTGTTCAGCATAGTAATGGCGCGTACTGTTAGTGAGTTGCAAGGCGTATCATGCATTGAGATTGAAGACACCCCACCAAGCAAAAAGCAGATCATATCGAGTAGGTCCTTCGGGCAAAAAGTTACTGAACTTCAAGATTTGAAAGAAGCTATCGCCCTTCATGCCCAAGATGCATGTAAGAGATTACGTGCTGACAAATCACTATGCGGATGCTTGATTGTATTTGCTCAATCAAACCCTTTTGATGCAAACACCCCTTTTTATAACAAATCTGTTTCGTTTGCATTTCCCCAGCCTACGGATTGCGTTACTGATTTTGTGAAAGCAGCAACAATAATGGTTACGCACGTATTTAAACCAGGTATCAAGTTTAAAAAATGTGGCGTGATGTTCACATGTTTAGAACCAAAGTCATCGCATATCTATGACTTATTAACTGATATGCAAGAAATAGAAGAAAAAGAAAAGTTAATGAAAACTTATGAAGCAATACAAGAAAAATTCGGTAAAAAGAAAATCGGCGTTGGACCTTGCTTCATGCCTAACCGAGCTTGGTCAATGTCACGTGGTAATCTCAGCAATAATCCGTTCACATGGGAAGGACTTTTGAGAGTTGGATAATTAGATTACAATATCATTATTAAATACATTGGGTTATATCATAATGGATAAAGATATTAAAAAGTTTTTAAAGGATACATGTGTTTACATAGTAACAATGACAGTAATTTTTTTCTGTATTATATTTTTAATTATGTTCTACCAGCAAAATGAATCCGCATTTAAAGATGCCATGGATTTATGTATTTCTTTTTTTTCAGCACTTGCAACCTTGGGTGCAGCAATAATAGCAGCTAAGCTTTTTGAAACATGGAAAGACACACAGTCTTCATCTAATAGGTCTGAACTTGCTAAAAATATTCAGATACATCTTTTAAGACTCAAGAAGTTATGCGATAAAAATTTTGAAACCGCAATCATATTTACAAAAACAAATGAGTATATTCGCAACCCTCCTGCTGATGCTCCTTTGTCCCCATCAAAAATTTTGGAACATGAAAATGAAAGGCTAACTCTTCAAGATAAAAACAATATTTTAAAACAAGAGTATAACGAGATATTAGATTTATTAAGAAGTAGCATTGATATGTATAAATTCAACTATGAAGATCTAAATTTAAATGACGATTCAATATTTGAATTTAATGGCTACCAAAGGTTGATCTCAGGATTGCTCACATACAATTTTAATAATGAATCTGCTGAATCAATTGATAATTTTAAAATACTCCTAAAAGATAGCAAAAAGTATTTTGAAGATAACTTTTTTGATCCTATTTTAGATAAGACTTCTCCATATATTAATTTTAATAAAAATTAAATGTGATGCGCTATTTAAAAATGAAAAGTAAGAAAACGCTCACTACCAATGAAGGTAATGAGCGTTTACAAGAATGAGTAGCTATGTCAGGGACGCCTCAAAGCATACTCAAATGTTTCAGCGTAACCCGCAATCAAATTTGCTTTGTCAGTGCCATTGATAATACGTCGTGCATTCACATAATCTTTTTTACTTTGATAGATGTAGTCACTGAGTTTTTTACCAGTGAACCAACCTTCTTTCATGCCCTCAAGCATAATTTTTATTGCATATTCTTTTTGGGTTGCAAGTTCGGGATTCTGTACCAAGTCAATTCCAAGTTTCTTTGATGCCTTTTCATAGTTTACATACCAAGTTAATTGCACATAGCCACGACCATAATATAAATATGGATGGTCTTCACAGAGGTAAGCCGCCTGCTTATTGCTATTTTTAAAACAATAGCGTTGATCTAAACTATTCAAATACCATGTACCATAAGTACGGTTTTTACCTTTCCCATACTCGACCACGGGTAACATTGTCTTTGCTGTTTCATGCCACGTTGTAGCAAGAACATATGCTGCTTGCGCATAGCTGATCGACTTGTCTTGGGCCATTGCTGAAACAATAAAATTGATTTCTTCAACCTGACTTTGGGTTAATTTCCCAAACGCTTCACGTAATACAGCAAAGCCTTGTGTCGTCATTTTCATTGGATCTTTCCTCCACTAATTACTGATTTCCAGATCAGTACAAAGGTGTCGATCGCTTTACCACCGAGATGCCCTGCGATACCCGCTAGCACCCCAATTAATACGAGTGGCATCTCCCAATAAATACACAACAGGACAGTGATAATCCCAGCAAACGCACTGATAATTAATTCACCAGTTAAGCGCCAAAAAACAACGTTGAGTGGCTGCGGCTCTTTTGCTTGGTTGAGTCTTCTAATAAATGCGACTAATCCACCGAACATTGATAATGCAATGATCCAACCGTATGTTATTAAGCCCGCTAAAACTTCTTTTATTGTTAATTTATCCAAAGCAATTACACCTAAAATGTTTTATCCATTTTAAGAAAGTGCACTTGTGAAGTATCGAAATCTGTTGACAGCAAAAAGCCCCTATCAAGGGGCTTTTAAGACATAAAAATTTAAGCTTTCAATACACTTTGGGAATTAAGCTTATTTAAATAAAAATTTGCAGTATTTTTGCTAGTTTCACTATACTCACTGGAAGATAGAATTCTATTGGATAGCATTTCAACATCTCGATACCGTTCCAGTTGATAAAAAATCCTAATCCGTCCTAATAGTGTGTATTCACTTTCTAGTTCAGGATTTATTTCAATCTTATCGTTGAAGACTATGTTAGAAATTAAATCGGACAGCTGGTGAGTTCTATTTAAGTGGATTAAAACCTCATGCCCAGCGTAATCAACACTAAATAAAGATATTTTTTTATAGTAAGGCTGTATCACAGTGCTATAGAAATACATATCTGTAACGTCATACTTATCTAAAAATACATAAACATTTTCTGTTGTTTGTTGAACTTTACTTAAACAAGAGTGAGTAAATTCAAGATGATCGTAATTAATTTTATGACTTCTTAGTTCAGGATGATATGGATTTCTAGGAGCTGCGGCTATGGCCGTACCATTTACAGCTCCTGCAAAGTAAATAGAAGCATAGGCCCCTAGTGAACTGCCATACAGAAAAACTTTCTTCCCTTGTATTAAGGGGGAAACTAGGTTCTTAAACCTTTCAAAACTTAATGTTTGGAAGAAGTTATCATCATGTTTGCACGAAATTAGATTAAAACCTTTGTTAATTAAGAAATACAGCCCAAAAGTAACACTTTTCTTATCACACCCCGCCGGGCTAAATACAATAAAAGTAACATCCGAATCAATGTTGTATTCTTCAATCAGATGCCCATCTGTTTCCTCGATTATCTTTGGTTCAAATTCATATAGCGTATTCCTATCTTTATTGTAAGAATACTTTTTATCAACTCTTTCTGCCTTTCCCGTTTGGATATCTTTATAAAAAAATGACACAGTTGTGATGCAGTTTTCTAAAGGGATAAAATCAAATTCAAAAGCATTACGTTCTTTATAGAACTCTTTTTCTATCCCTTTCGAGTGATGGAAATAAAAAGCGTACGTATGCCCCTTAATTGTTTCTGTCTCTACAATTACTTTATTTCCATTAACCCATGCTCTAGTCGCTAAAGCTTGATATTTATTTAACATGATTAACTCGTTGTTATTTGTCGCCATGCGGCAGCTTTTCTTAAATAATATATATCATTTTTTGCATCAGTCCATCTACTACCATTAGATGCCGATGAACCAAATGTACCAAAAAAAGGGCCTCGAATATTTACTAAAAATTCCCCTGGATTTGCAGATAATCTAATTGGTGGAGCTAACCCAGTCGTATCAGTAAGAGTCTTAAACTCTACGTCTAAATTAATATTGTCATAACTTCCCGTTGTAACGCCAACGGAATATGCAACAAAATTATACTTAAGGTTGTGACAAATAATATGGATATCACTTACTTTAACTACTGTTCCAGAAAAATAAATCGCTGCAGTAACTTTGTCACTCTCATTACCATCACTAAATAAATCTAGCATCCTCACATTTTTTACGGTATCAAGGGCAACCATCACTGGATCTTCATTTGTAAAAAATAAAACAGCATTGCCTAGTAACTTATTATAACTTTGAGAACTAATAGAGACATCTTCACAAGATGCTAAATGAACTCCACGTCTTGCACTCACAGGTTTATTAATAGCACGTACGATGTGTTTGCCAATGTGCACATGCTTTGCATGTGAAATAATTAAAGCTGCAAAGTTATTAAGCCCCTTTGTAGCAGCACAATCTTCATTAACTAAAGTTCCGATCTTGATGTTAGTATGGTAATTAAAATCATTAGTTCTATTCCCTCCAAGTATCTTAAATCCGCCACCGCCCGTTGCCGCTGATCCTGCACCTGAATTTCTTGTTCTGACATACCCAAAACTAATATTGTCGATTGAATATACTCCTCCAAGACGAACACCATGCTCGGCAGAATCCTCGACATCAACTACGTCAAATGAAACATTTCTTGTGCTATTGTTCCCTAAAACCGATTCGAATAAAATCGCATTTTGCCCGGCTACACCCAAACCTCTAGACATTAATGTTCTTGCGTATACCTCACCAAAGTGCGAATCTTGGCAATCTCGGAAATATAAGCCAACAACATAATTTGTCATACTTATAACATCAACTTTTGATTTAGTTACTCGATATACTTGAACATGGCTATTGAAGTTTTTTGTTGATATGTTTTTCACCTTTATATTTGTAATATAATCAGTGTCAACAAGCGGGCATAGCATGCAGCCTAAAAGCGGAGACTCATTAATGGATTCAACTCGTATAGAATTAATATTCACATTTGACTCAATTATGCGCATCCCATTGTTGTTCTGAACAGTTAAATAAATTTCATCTAAAATACATGTATTTGCGTATACGATTACAGACCAGTTTGCATGTGCTTCAAGATTTAATAGTTTTGCTGAATTAAATAAAATCGTATTCCCGTAAAGATTTAAAGTTCCCTTAAATCCGTATGTCTTATTTTTTTCAAACAATATGACGCTATTAGTGTTTTCCAGAATAGACCTGAGTTTCAAAGTTTCATCTGAACCATCTCCGACCAGACCATAGTCTTTTGCATGAATAATGTCTTTATTTTTTTCAACTTGTAATCTGCCTGACCAAGTCTTTACAAATCGATCAGTTATCGGTGGAAATTCTCCGCCAGTGATATTTCCAATTAGGGCATCAATGTAATCCTTAAGTTCGTTATCTCGTTGTAGCGAAAGTTGATCATAATGAATATCTGCCAATATTCTGGATTGAGTCTCTGATCCTAGTAAATGCCCCCATTCAATTAAAATTGCAGTAATTTTATCCAATGCCTTTTCAATCGCATCAGGATAAAAATTATCATAGTTCGTAATATCTAAAAGTTGATCGTTTGGTGTGTTGCCCAATATATAAAAATAAGTATCCGAAATAGGAGCTTTTTTAAAAGTTACATATCCCCCCTGATTTTCATCATTAAGGGTGACTAAATAATCGTTTTTTGGAACCGTTTTCCATTCATCCCCATCTTTAGAACGAATAGAAATACCAGTTTCGCTTTCTTGCTCAAAAACACGAAAGGTAAAATCAAACCGCGTATTACTGTTATTGCCCACATAAAGTTGGCTTATCCGCTCTGAACTTGGAATAGTCATTGTTCCCACCAATAAAAATGGCCGTATTAATACAGCCATTTTAGAAAAGGTGAGATTTAAATAGTTGGATGCAAAGCTTGTGGTGTCAACAGGTTATTTAATTTCGTCCATTACACTTTGTACTTGCTGCCTGGTCAAAGGTTTCATTTTAGTAGTCATACACATCTTAAAGTTATTAATTAGCTGCTTATTCCCACGCAATATTTCATTCTTCAAACAAGCATCGTCTACGCATGAACTATTTTCAACTTTTAATATAAAGCTATTTAATGCCGCTTGATCAGCACGATCAGTTTTTAAAATCCCAAATAATTTATCAACATAGGCTAGATATTTCTTTTGATTTTCCTTTCTTGTTATTTGATCGGGGTCTTCGCCAATAATTGAATGAAACAAGTGACCAACTTCAGGTTTAAAAGCTTCTTCTTTATCACTTTCGAAAGCGTTTATAGTGTGGGCATATGAATCCCCAAAAGCATGTATCAACAGCCCTGCTTTCCACAAATCGTTTGGATTTTCCAAATTTTTTTTGATCGCAGCTTCTAAAGCAAGTCTTCTTTGCTTAACTTGTTTGCTACCCCCTCCATGCAACGAGTGTAACTTAGTTACAACAGCCAATGTAAAATCATCATTTGCAAAAGGGATTTTGTTTTTAACAGCATTTACTATTGCGTCAAACTCTTTATCTTCGTCGGGATATTGAGAGAAATAAGATAATATGAGTGAATTCTTTAAATCTTGCCCTGCATACTCTGATATTAGATAAGTAGTAGCTAAATGGCCTGTCGGATTATAAAAAGCGTCTAATGTTGGAGAGCATGTATTCGACGCATCTGTTGGAGATAGTGTGGGCTTTGCGTAGGAGAACGTACTGCAAAACCCAAAGAGTAGTACAAAAAAGATCTTTTCAATTTTCATTATTTAATCCTTTATATTTTTTGTACTCTTATCATACACTTAATCCTGCGGAGCGTGTTTACCACTTATCGTTCCGCGCACTGCATCAACTGCATCTCTAGGTTCATCTTTTTTCCCGCTAAAGATATCTAACCAATACCCAGTTGGCTTACCAAGAATTGAAAATGGTATGCCAGTAACAAACGTCATTGTGTTTAAAAGGTCTTTTGCTGCTTTACCTTGGTTAATTTCTTTCTCATCATCTAAAGCACGTTTTGCGTGTTGAATCAGTGCAAGCCCACTTTCACCGATGCTGAATACAGGTGAGGCAGTGTATCGGTCATTCATCACATTCCCATCTGTATTACTGATTGCGGCATTGGCAATGTTACCGGCATACGGCACAAACGCCGTGAGCATTTTCACTTGTGATAAAGCCATTTGCTCAGCTAAATCGCTCCATTTGTCATCCTCGTTGTCATAATCCTTAATGCCCCCCGCAAATAGAATAAATAACAACTGTGAAACCATGGCAGGGATAGAAATCATCATTAATGCGATATAAGCCAATCGTGGTGACGCATTTACCCAACTGCCGTTGCTGGACTCAAGTGCAAGTTTGGCTTCTGAATTGGCCGTGTTCCACACCATGTTGAACCAGTTATAGAACATCAAGAACATTCGCTTAGCGGGCGTACCACGTTCTATATTTGAAATGCCTTCAGGTGACATATCCATCATGTACTGACGCACAACGCTATCTGCAGCATGGACTGCATCATATTGATTCATACCCTTTTCTGTGAAATTATTGAAGGCCGCTTGCCAAGTAACAATCTCCATTGGGCGTTGAATCGTGGTCTGTAAGAAATATGCGTGCTTCATCGTGAAATCTTTCACTGTTTGATATGCATTCTTTTGAAATACGATTTCATCAATTGCATATCGATACTCGTCAGCTGCTCGATCCCAACGTGTTTTCATAAAATCGGACATATCCATAATGTCACTTGCCATGTCTTGGCGTGATGCTATCGATCTAAAGTAATCCGCTTGGACTTTGATTAAATGTTTAGGCGGTACTGCAACGGTAACTTGTGCAAAGCCAGTTAACTGTTCTACTGCGTTCTTTAAGTTGGCAGACATGATTGCGATACCCGTGTTTCGGCGCAATACGCTAAACACTCGATCTAACACATGTGAGCCTGAACTCTCGTCTACAGATTGATTTGCAACAGCTTTCAACCATGGGTTAAATATCTGCTTAACACCAAAAGGCAATACGCGCTCAATCTCATTTCTGAAATCTTTATTCAACAGCAAGCGCCCCACTTGGCGAACTTGCTGTTCCAAATGGATGTACCGCAATTCTTTGTCTAAATGGCTTGGCAAACGTGACAAATCAAGTTCAAGCTGATCGTGATAACGATCAACACGTGATTTAGTGAAATTAGCACCAGTGGTGGCGATATCCAAAGCTTGTAAGTTGTTTTCTGCTAGATTCTTGTCCTGAATGCGGTCTTGTTCATTTGAACGCAAACGATCATATACAGCAGGAACATAGCCCCCTTTATACTCTCCAAAAGGTGTCATTACAGGTGAGTTTGGCAATTCATCAAAGTAGCGGCCATTAATCTTTTTATGTGTGATTTGTGCTTTTTCTTTATAGCTATCAAACAAATCCCAAAACTTTTGAATCGTATCCATATCTGTTTTGGTGATAGTTCCCTCTGTGATCATGCGGTTAAAGAATTGGTCCCAACCGCTAAAATCAACTGAACCATCTTCCAAGCGACTGCCCCAACCATACCCAAGCACTAAGCGTTCTTTGTTGCTTGTATTACCTGTATGCATGATTGCGTGCAGTAAAGATTGTTTACCTATAAACGTGTAGTTGTTTAATTCTGGTGCTGCAATTTTTGAATTGTCTAATTTGCCAAAACCTTCATACGTTTTAACAACTTGATCTAACATTTTGGCTTTTTCAATACGGTATTTACTTAAAGCGTCCTGCATCGGATTAAGAATGTATTCACGATATTTACCTGTTGGACCACCATCCAACCAAGTTACAACTTGATCAACACGTTTGGCGGATGCACCCAACTCCATAAATCTCGCTTTTAATTCTGCAACCTTATCTCGACCCAACATTGTTTGTTGGATTTTCTCAATACTTTTCTTACCGCTGGATTGTTGAATTAATTCTTCTCGGACCTGCTCACGCTCAAAAGCTTCATTCGTGGTGTGCCAAATCTTATTGTCGCGGGAGCGATGCCAAAGTGTTTCTACTGCTGCAATTACTGCGCTGAATTGCTCAAGAGTTAGATTTTTAAAATCTTGGTTTTCAGGCAATACACCAATGTTTTGAATTTCAGCATAGGTAGTCGGATCATATTTTCGGATTAATTCAAGCTGCTGTTCATAGTTTGATGAATCACGACCTAAACCATATTTGCCCAGTATTCCGCGAGCCGCAGTGACCATATCAAAATCACGACTCTTGGCTAATTTTTCATTATTGCCAAATACCTTTTTCACAAGGTTCAGGCTTTGTTGCACTTGGTCCTTTGCATCGTAGCTGTACTTTGTTGCATAGAATTGGACGAGTTGATTGCGCTTGTGTCGAGCCGCATCTACTGTCTCGCCTTTCTTAAACGCTTCGTTTGCCATACGCCCTAAACGAGCATCGTCTTGTGCTCGCATATGAGGGCGAATATCACGGATTCTTTGTCTTTGGACCATGTCATGAGCAACCGCCTTGGCTGCTTCATTTAATGCTGATTTACGCCCCATAAGACCGTTTAAAGCTGCCATTTCTGCAGCCAACATACGAGCGCGAATATCATTATGCAATGCAGCTTCAACTGCTTCAGTAATGCTTTGCTGATCATAGAATTCAGAATATTGCGCTGCCATGCGTTCATCAGTTAATTGGTCGATACGCTGTTTAGGCGTTGGAGAATTGATTAAGTCACGAATCAAGGAATCGCCGCTTTCAAAACCAAACATCTCGGCAATTAAGTCGGGGTTTTCACCTCCACGCTGGGCAATGCCGTAAGCACCTTTTGAAACTTGGTTAAATACCTCACTGTCTTTACCGTATTTCGCCTCAATCCAATCTAAAGACAATTTGCCTTTGGTGACCAAGCCTTCGGCATACCGCTGCAAAATATCCATGTCTTGAGCATATTCAAGCAACGCAGGGTCAACTTCATTAGAGTATTGCTTATTGCCGATCAACTCATCTGCAAAGCGGTCTTCCAATTCTCTAGTATCAAACTTGCCGTTTTCATCTTTTGCCAAGTAACCAAACTCGACAAGACGTTCCGACATTTCCTCAATTGAAAGGCCTCTTACTCTAGATTTTGAGGATCGAACAACTGGCTTATTACCTATGCCTGATTTTATTTTTGCAGCTTGATCAATACCCCAAGTCGATTCAATCTCTTTTACATCGAGTCCGCCTAACTTTGCAATTGCCTCAAACAATGTATCCCTCTCAGATTGAACATTATTTAAATCGCGCTTTTCAACTTTATCTAATGGTTGACGCAAAAACATCATGGCCTGATAGATCGGTTCTTGTGCTACGTCCTTTGCAATTTCCTGTTTTACTGACTCACGCTTTTTATTCGCTTCACGTTGCAGTGTTCGTAAATACTTAGTTTTTTGTTTTTGATACCAGGATAAGTTTTGCAGCGTTTTCTGCTCAAGAGTGTTAATTGCCAGTTCTGTTGCTACCTCATGGTCTTGTCGCATTTCGTCATAATCTTTTGGACTAATGCCCATACGCATCGCATCATCTTGCTGAATCAGCATCTCTAAATTTGCAGCCGCTTGTGCCTCTTGGATTGCACTCTCTGATGCAAGCATACGATCCATAACGCCTGTAATATCATTGTTCAATTCTGCTCGGTCATTGATACCCAAGAATTTTTCCACATTGCGATAAACAGCAATCATAAACTGACGGAAACGATTAAAAACTTGCTTTAAGTCAATGCTTGGCGCTTTGCCAGTAAAAACATATTGCTCAAAAGTTTCAGCAAATTTTTCATGTACTTCAGTTTTTTCAGCGTCAGTGAAAAAATCCCATTCACCAATATCTTTGAAATCAGCCTTTGCCCATTTCAATACTGTTTCCATATCTTCACGGACTTGTGCAGGTGCATCAGGACGCATCGCAATATCCATATTCATTTCTAAGAAATGATGTCCAAGTTCATGCACAAAAGTAGAGAAGTCAGCATTTTTACTTAAAACAATTATTGACCCATCTTGCCCAGCACTAAATGTAATCGAACCTCTTACCCCTCCATTGGCTTGGTTAAAGCGCTTACCCATTGGCGCTCGATACATGGTTTCTGATATTTCGTAATCTTTATTGCGTCCTTTGTTTTCAACAAAACCCTGTCTTTTATAGAAGTTTGTTAATCGACTCTTGTTACTACCAAAATCTGCACTCGGCGTTAAAGCTATTGTTCTATTAGTAGCATCAGCATATCGAATAATGTCCTGCATTGCCTTGGTGCCAATGCCTTGGTTGCGTTGTGCCTCAGGCACTAGGATTTTATGCAAAGACATAACTGAACCTTTACCAGTTAAACCGAGCTCAATTCCATGGTTTTCCCGCATTGATTTAACTAAAGATTCAAGACTTTCTGATTGCTCAGGAATATCAGCTTGTTTAAAGGTAACGCCCGTATCTTTATTGGGCGTGTCTACAATTCGAATCGGATGAAGGTCAAACGCTTCTTTAGCAGTAATCCCTAACTTATCCCCCAACGTAGAATAAAATGCTGAAGCCAGTTCACCTGCAGCGCGGTTGTATTTAGCGTTAAAAGTTCCTGTTTTACCAAGTTGATTCTGGATCTCGGTTGCAACAATTTCCCGTGAATCTTCGGCCACTTCAAACTTTACTTGCTCAGCCAAGTAAGTTTCAGACTCTTGGCGCATTTGTTCTGTAGTCTTTGCCAGGTTCTCTTGTGCTTCTTTAAGCGTTGGCATATCAGGACGTGAACGAACATTTTCTACGAAATCTGTTGCATCATCCAATGCCGACATGGACGACACAAACTCATCAATTGGGATCTGCACTGTGCCATCAAATTCTTGGGCATTGCCTAACTGATCTTGCAGACTTGGCGCACGTGAAAACAAATCTTCAGGTGCAATATCACGATCACGCAATAATTGGTTAAAGGTCTGCCCATCGATATAGACTTCATCAATTGCACCATGTTCCGCAATCGCTTGGCGCAAGAAATCTTGGCTTGCAGATTCATCGCGCTGATTGGTTTTGCTCTCACGGTTACGATTTACTAAGGTATTAAGGATTGCAGCAAGAGCGCTAGACCGCACCGCATCCTGTTGTTGATCCTGGCGCAATTGGTCCAGTGCAAATTCGGCAGTACGTTGGTTTTTAACTTTACCTGCTGAAACTATGGCAACTTCAGGGGCAGCCATAATCATGCCCAACATGCCCTCTAACGCCATTTCAACCGGGTCTGCCTTTTCACCCACTGCATCAGCCGCACCTTGAACTGAATAAACACCTGCTGCAGATTGGATGACTGCTTGACCGCCTACAGTTCGCAATGCACCGCCAAAACTAACAGGCAATAACAAACCGCCTAAGGCTGAATATTTAGCAGACCCCCATGTCTTAGCAGCTGCATAATCAATTTGCTCTTGGCGTGTTAGAAACTTTTCACGCGCTTCAGCCATGTTTTGACCATATGAAATCGCAACGTCAGCTGTACCCGCACCGATACCGCCCTGAATCGCACCGCCAACAAATGCCGCGCCTCGGGTTAAGTTTTGAGCTTTCTCAATTGACATGAAAATAGGGGCATATTTTGCAGTGTTCCTTGTCAATGTCTGACTTAACACACTCCCTGCACCTGCACCAAGCCCAAAGCCGATCAAGCTTGGTGGGAGTTGCTCAAGCGCTAATTCAGTTATTGTTCCGCCGTCTGCTTTATTTATAAATTCTTGAGTTGCACCCAGCCAACCTGATTCATTTGTTTTTGCGGCCTGCCCCATATCATCTAGTAAAGTCACTAATTCTTGGGATTGTGGAAGGCGCTTTTTATAATCAGTGAATCGCTGCAACATACTATCGTCACCAGTGGCTGCATATTTAGCCGCACCAATGGTTTGCCATAGCGATGCATAACCACGCTTGGTTGCATCCCAATTGGTGCTGCCTTCACGTTCTTCCTGTGGTAGCAATTGGCCTTGGCTGGCCCAAAACTTTTGATTCTCCATGTAACGATTGAAGCGTGCCGCAGCATATGCACCTTGTTCTTTTAAAATTTGGTCATGTACTTCTTTGATTTGTTGTTCAGGTGCTTTCGGAAAAAAAGGCGCATTCAGCTGATCAGTTAATAGGTTACTAACTGTCGGCTTTACTGTATCAGGTTTTTGGAATACACCGAGGTCTTGCAAACGCTTTTGTTGTTCAGTAGATGCGCCTTTAACGATCGCATTTTGTAAATCGTCATAGGTGACTTGTTGACGTGGATCTGTAAGACTTGAACCAAACAACGAAACGCTATCACTGATCTTTTTTAGTGAACCAAAGTCATCAAGCGAAACCGCTGCTTGATTAGGATTTAGTGCATATTTACCAAGAACGGGATCGCTTGAAATAACTTCGTTGAGCTTCTTTTGTGTTGTGACTTCATCTGCAACTGATGCGATTTGCTCAGGTGTTTCAGTCATCTTGTTATAGTCTAAACCTAAATCCTTTGCAGCCTTTCGTGCACGTGCTTCGGTATCTGCAATCTGTGTTGCATTTTTCCCTTGGTTGATTTCGAATAATTGACCAATTGTAAGGTTTGTTTGGTTTTGATCAGACATAATAAAAGCACTTAAGACTACGGACTTCTGTAATCTTAAATGCTGTTATATGGGATAAAGGCTTTTGCTGTTGACAGCTTAAATACAGATATTTTTTATCAAACAGAAGTCATCAATTTTATTAGAATTCTTTTTAATGCCACTTTCAGCATCATCCATGCGAGAACTTAAAGTGCTTATCTGGTCTCTTTGCTCTGAGATTTGATCATCTAACACAGCAATTTGACTTGAAACGCTATCCGCTTCTGTCGGTCCTTTACTATCTTCTATTAGACTACTCAGTGAATCGATTTGCCCAGCAAGGTCATTGCTTTTCTTAAAAGAAAAAAAAGTTAGTATTAACAATGCAAAGATAAAAACCCATTGTAAAATAATAGTTTTTTTATAACCATTCATTTTAAAAACCCCTTCTCATCATGGCGTAATAAGCATTTAAATATTCTGCTTCAGTAACGTTATTAATGTTTCTACCTTGCTTTTTAAACAAGTTATCCAGTTTTTGCAACATTGTTGGGGTAATATCGCTCTTACTTTTCACTTGTGAGTAGACTCGATTCAGTTCAATCTGATCAGCAAAGAAGGGTCGAGTAGTTGTTATTTGAACTTTATTATTTACATTTTTTAGGGTCAGTCTATTTATTTGATCCCATGTCAAATGCCCGCCGTTTCTCGCTTCTGCTTCTAACAACGTTTGCATAAGATCTGATTTAACAGCATTGTAATGTAATAGTTGCGTCTTATTTTTTGTATCAGTGATACCAATAATATTAAGATAAGGTTTCAATGCTGTTGCTACAGTGCTGTCAGTTGCTAAGTATCTCTTGTCCTTAGATTTATCGGTTTCTTTAGGATTATTCACCTCGACATACATTTTTGTCACTTCCTTATAATCAGTAGGTGACAGCTTATCCGCATATTGGTGAAGCACAGATTGCGGTTTTCCTTTAAACAACTCATCCTTGTTCAGCATAATCATGCTGTAAATCGTCGGATCTGTTTTAGCTTCTTTTTCGTAAATTGACTTACTAACCGCACGCAAACTATTAATTTGATTTGGTTCTAGATTAGTAATTGCATTTACTGGAATTTGCTCGAAAGTAAATTGACCTGTTGTAATGCCATTAAATATTTCGCTATATGACTCGTCTTGTTTATCTTTTTTGATCTTGTCTTCAGCTGCATATCGGCGATTCAATAAAACCTCTGCCTTGCCTTTCACTTCTTGCGATACATTACTGCCCCATACAGTATCAAATGCTTGCTCACGGGTTTTAGATGGTTGTTTGGCATATTTACCAAAACCATCGGTGAGCCAATTATCAATGCGATCCAAATAATTACGAGTTTCACTTGCTGGTGGTAATTGGCCTTTTTTGACTGCTTCAGCTGCAGGATGTCCACCGTTGTAATACGCTGCTATCACCATAGGATCTTTTGTTTTGTACTTCTTACTAATCCAATCCACAAACTCTAATGAAGCGTCAATAGTATCCGCAGGATTGTTAATATCACGCTGACCATTTTTATTAAAATCAGACCAAGTTGGCGGCATGAATTGCATTACAGATTTGGCACCTCTTGGCGATACTTCGTTGTTGTTTGACTTCTCACCAGATAATCTAATGCCTAACAATAAAGGCGCAGCCCACTCCATGCCTTTTTCTTTTGCTGCATGTACTGTGTACACATCAAGCCGTTGATCATTGTATTTTATGCCTTTCATCTGTTGAGGCGTAAGGCTTTTTAATTCTTGTGCAATCGCCTGTGATACTTGTGGGGGGGCATTAAGTGCAGGGTTACTATTTTCTTGTGAACCTGTAATAGCATAATTCACAAGTGATTCAACTTGTTGATCTTCTAATTTTTGACGAATTACTTTATCGACTTTGAATGTGTCTGCTAATGAAATTTCGTTGTTGTATTTGTTTCGATACATGGTTGCTGCTTTCAAATTGCCGTTCTCAATGAAGGCATTTAAATTTGCCATGTGCGCACTTGAAACATTCTTCAGATAAAGGTTTTCAGCTTCTGTTGCTGATTTACCTTCTAAGCGCATTAACTCCCCAAGCGATGCTTTAAGGTTCTCGCGGCTGTCATCGATCGATGCAAAGTCTGCGGGGTTTTCGTTAATGTTTCGAATGTACCGATCTGCTGAAGCAGAATAAACGCTTTGTTGGTATGTATCGTTTTCACGAACAAAATAGTTTTGTAGATTTCCTCTAAATGCATAGGCATCTTGAGTCGCAGCACGATTAAACATTGCACGTTGGCGATTGTTACCCAGTTTTGCAGTGATCTCGCTTACACCATCTTGATAGGCTTTTGAGTAGTAATCAACAAAGCCTGTGCCATCCTCGTTGCCAAACCCAACAACGTCTGCACCTTTTTTATGGATGTACCCATCAATCTTATTATTCTGTAGATGGTATTTAAGCTCAGTTAATTGGTTTTGTGCATCCATTACCCGAGTGCGGTCAGTTCGATCAACTTCTTGCTGATAAACGTTAGCAGCAGTATTTGCCAGATTAGCAATACCGTCGATCTGGTTAGACACAACATCAACTGCTGCACCAGGCGACATGCCGCCTTGTATGCGAGCGTTCGGCATGCCTTGTTCGTTTACTTGTTGATTAAACTGTGGAATACGCATTTATTGATTTCCCATCCAATTCCAGTTGTAATTTTGCCAAGATGCTCCTTGGTTATTGCCATAAAGGGACATAGCAAAATTACTATTATTTGAATAGCTCCCTCCGCCGCTTGGCATTGCAGTCATTGATTCACCGCCCTGCATTGGGCTGCCCCCACTACCACCACCGAACATTGTTGATGCAAACTCATTCATTGCTGAGAGTTCGGCGTTTAAACGTGGACGAATTGATTTCGCTTGGGCTGTTAAGACATTTTTTTGATTCAAGAAATTAGTTTGCTCTACTCGATGACCCCATGACTGCATAGCCGCGTTGTACTTGATTGTGTCGATATCGGATTGCGCAATCATTTCTGTACTTGCAAGCATATCGATCGCTGAGCCTTGCGTTACATCAATGCCATTTTCAGCAAGCGCATTGATTTGGCTAGATTTGAATGCTGAAACATTGCGTTGATAATCAGTAACTGCAACTCGCCCTGAATCAATCGCATCACGCGCCTGAATATCTGCAAGTGTTGCGTTTGCATCTGCAAATTCGGCTTGCTGTTCGAGTGCCTGTTTTTGAGCCTTCAGTTTTAAATAAGTTGTGCCGCCTTTAACAGCAGCTTTTGCGATTGCGGCATACAAGTTACCTTGCCCACCGCCACCTCCTCCACCCATCATGCTGCCACCATAGCAAACGGATAGAATAATTCGCCGTTTGTCCCATGTGGTTCAGGTTCGCTAAACTTAAAACCTAAGCGCTTTAAGTAGCGAATCGCATTGCCATTTTTTACGTAGACATGATTGGTCAAGGTCTCATAATCAAGCATCATTTCATCAAGAATTTTTTTGCTTTGCTTATAAAACTCAATTGGATAACTTGCAATATGATCCGTGCCTAACAACCAAGGGCATCCGACACTCCCAATCATGCTTGTAAGACCTACACCGCAAATAAAAAGCAGTTTACCGTTTACAACCACAGCCCAAGCATCACGTGAATACTTAACGCTTGTTTTTACGATAAAGTCGTAATTGTCGCTGAAGTAAGCCCGCAATTCTTCTTTGTCTGCTTCACGCATGTTTTCTACAAGGATTCGAATGTCTCTGTCAGTAGGTTTTCGAATCTCAATATTTGTAATTGTCATTTGAACTCTACCTCCATTGCCAAGAGCTTCATTGGTAAAGGTTTATCATGTTTTACAGTGATTTGTACGTCTTTATTGTATGTACTGGCAACAGGTACTTGCACATAGCCGTCAAGCAACTTTAAAGGCTGTCCATATGGTTCTAAGCTTCGTGGTTTGAACTCTGTCATGTATATCTTTTCAGGGTCAGATCCGACCTCAATATTTTGTGTTGCCTTAACTCTAAGATGCACTTGTGTTGCTAATTTGGGTTTAGCTGGATGCGATTCTTGGGGTATTAATGGCAAAGTCTGGACCAATCCTTCATAGTTCAAGCCAATCCAAACATTAGATAATTCACGATCTAATGTAATTGAGCCGCCAGTTACTGTTTTAGGTGGCTTTACGCCGCCATCGGCAAACACTGAAACAGAGCGCCCTTCCAACCAATCTAAGCCCGATATTGTTTTCGTTGGTGAGCCTTTGTATTGCATAGAACTATCGAGATAACATTGATCTTTCATATCAATAGGCTGACGCATAAGCATACGTTCAACAGTTCGTATCTGGTCGCGTTCAACAAGGCAATACAACGCTGTTTGATCTTCTTCAGGTATAGCAGCAACAGAAATAAATTTACCTTGAGTATGTTGCTCCGCCCAAGCCCAAACTTGTTGTTGTGCATCGTATGTTAATGACAATAAAACCCCATCATCACGTACAAAATACATGATATTTAGAGGGTTTCGCACAAGCGCACAGTCAATTATTTTATGCCCATCAAACAAGTGAGGACACATAATTGATAGATCCATCACTTGATAAGACGAGTTATAACCTTGTGATAGTGAAATCTCGTGAATATGTCCTGTTTGGTCCGAAGCAAAAATAGCAGCACCACCAATTTGTAAAGGAGTTACATCGTTTGCACCAACAAACGATTGTGGTTGTACACTGACACTTGCAGCTGTCATTGCCCCATCGGATGACAACTTCCATACTGCTCCGCTTGTAAGAATCATCAAGTCACTAATCGGTACTAGATGCTTAACCCCATTTCCATCGCGTGCGGCAAAACGTATCTGGATTGAGTCTGTTTCTTGCAGTGGAATGTGATAACCGAAATTATCATCCGTTGCAGTTCTAGACATGCGCAACCATTGTGGTGATTGATACCCCCCGCCATAAACTTTTCGTTGGCCGTAGTATGCGACTGCTGTTGGGTTGTATTCAAATGGACTACGGATTAAAGGCGGTGTGATCGCGCCGTTTGTTTCAATGTAATCATCCGTAAAACTTAATTCTGTTGTTTCACCAATGTAGCTTGCAAGTCCAGAACGCAATTTGAAAACGTTATATCGAGTTGCACCTGGTACTGCATCCCAAGATAGAACGTTGTTGTTTCCTGCAAGGGTCAGATCGTTTTTTAGAATTGGGGATTTATCCGAAGCCTGCGATTCATTATCTTCATTAATTGCTGTTACTTGATAAACATAATCTCGTTCTACATACCCAGTTGTATTAGGTTTATTTGCCACACCTGTAAGATTTTGCGGCTGTCCAATACCAAAGGATACTGTGACGAACTCAATTGCCCATTCAGTTGCGCTTTTTCTAATTATTTTCCGTGGTACATAATTCGGGTGCGTAATTGTTATTACATCTGCTGACTGGGCATAACGAAGCTGCATCAAGTGTTCTTCGTTATAAGGCAAAACAAGTTCTAATGGTTGATTGTCATCATCTAATAGCATTCCGCCATCTGCAAAGAAATTTACAGCACCGGCACGAATTACCAAAACTATTGCTTGTTCTTCACTAAACACAAAAGGTATTAAACGCATCTTGCCTTGTGAAATATGGTAGTGGTGGACGTATCTCAACCCTGCTCGATACGTTAAACCGCCATACAGTTCAACAACGAAATTTGAGCATTTAGCTACGCCTGTTTGGTACTTTGCTTGATCAAAGCGCCCAAACATTTCAGAAGATACAATGCCGCCGTTAAATGATAATTGCATGCTTATCTCGCTAAATATAACGAACCTTCAAAGTCAGGTCTGCGCTCGATGCGATGTTGTTGTAGATCAGTTCTAATTGCTTTAGCCTTCTCAATCTCGTACATCTGCAACATCATGGTTTGCTTTTCTTGATCATTGATCAATGCGCCTGCAATCCGACCAGCCAATAGATACGACAAAGCCACTTTGAATTTTTGAGGTAGCAAAGCCAAGTCTTTTACATCTTTGACATATCGTAAAACTGGCGCAGGATCTGATGTAAAAAGATGTCCACCTTGCACATAATATGGTGTACCAGATTCAAGTTGAAACGTCCGAATCATGTCACTTGGTAGCACATAAGCGGTTGCAGCTGTGTATCCTGCATCAATGTTCAAAGGCAAACTTGCGACCGCAAAAGACCATTGATGTTCATCATCAAGAATGTCTTGCCTGCAAATTGGATAATAGGTATTACACAAATTTGCATGTGGCGTTCTTTCAGTAGGATCATTAACAACATAGCCCTGCGCAAGATGCGACAGGGCTAGATTGAAAAGATCAGTAATTGATCTCATAAGTTTTTACCCTGATTTATTCAGCGGTTTTATTCGATGAAGTGCTACGACCTGATGTTTTAGGTTTTTCAGCAGGTTCAATATCATCGAACCAAAGCCCTGTTTCATCTTCACCAACCGCAAAAATTTCACCATCTTGAACAAGGCGGTCTTTATAGAAACCTTTTTGGTTTGCACGAACTTGTTTTAAACCTTCCATGCTTAAGCCCCTGCATAAACTGGATAAGCTGCTTGCACGTCACGATGATCTGAGACATGTGCAAAAACAGTACCCACAGTGAATGGGCCGCTTGCAACAACATAGTTCAAGCGAACGTATCGTTTTGGCTTAACAGGCAGCATCACTTCACCAATTACCCCTGAATTAAGCTCGGCACCTGTATAAGCGCGTGAACTTTCAATAGTGGTCCATGAAGAATTGTCAGATGATTCCTGCAATTGAACCGTTACGGTTGCAGTTGTAGGCAAAAGATTTTTGCCACGCAACAAAACGGGCAAACGATTGGCACTTGTTGATGCTTTCTGCAAATCAAGTGTGTCAGTCGAAGTTGCAGTGGCTGTGATGGCTTGATCCATCGACAGCACGAGTAATTTATCAATTAACATACTTACTCCTTAAACCACGCGAGATTCGGTGTTCAGTAAAGCATCAACACGACGAATAGGCATACCGTCAAACTTGGTTACGCTACGCCCGCCTTGTTCTTCAACCGTGATGCGAACATTTTTGTTATTCACACTTTGACGACGTAAGAATTGTGAAATAGTACGGTTTGCATAGATTGCAATTCGACCACTGGTTTTACGTGGCAACAATTCAGCTGCTTGTGCCAATAAGTCAAACAAGTCCGCACCTGCACTTGCATCTTTTGTTAAAGCTGTCACATCGATATTTGCGATACGAACAACCGCACGCCAATCGCGAACAGTTACGCCTGCATTCCAAACAAAGTGCGAGCGTAACACCTGATGCATTAAGCCGCCCCCGTCTTCTTTAGTTGATTCACCTAAATTGCGGATTTGCAAACCAGCTTTGGTACCACGTGGATAAATACCGTGAACAGTATCCTTGTGCCAAACCACAAACCAAATTGAAGTATTGTTATTGCCAGTACCACCTGCATCAAGGATATTTCGCTTATTTGCGGGGTTAGTTTGCGCAATGTCGTTGAAACGAGGTGCAAAACCTGTGAATGCCGCAGGCGTGTCACGTGCATTGCCATAAATGAGTGTTTCACCCATTGTTTGCGACATGCCTTCAACAAAAGCGGCATCTTCACTTGCACGCCATTCTTGCGGGTTTTGTTCCATATCGTACAGTTGCTTATCAACTTCTGAATAAGATTCAAGCAACCCGCATGTATCACGGATAGCTGCTGTTGCTGATTTCTCAGACGGCACACCGTAGTTAAGTAAACGCCAAGCACCTTTCGGCAAGCCTGTACGAATTGTTGTTTTGTGACCTGTGCCATCATTGGCCTCAACCCACACCATGTCATCGAGCAATTCGTTACTTGCTGTCAGAATCTCGATAACTGCACTTTCGGGCGTCTGTCCGTAGCGCGCAGCTAGATCCATGAGCGTTGGTTGTAATTGTGCGACTAAAGACATATTAAGCCCTCTGCTAGTTATTATCGCCGTACCAAAGTTGTCCGAGACTTGGTGTTGAAGTGTTATTGCCTTTACCTGAAATAATGTTGTCTGGTTGTAGCAACTTGCCCACCTCAGTCATAAACCCAATTACATCAGGATGATTGCCAAGTCCGCTGTTATATAGAATCTTAGAGATTTTCTCCCCACGCGGTAAGGTGAAAGCCTTTTGCGCTGTCAACAGGCTTTGTTGCAGTTTTTCACCGCCGTATTCGGTATCCGCACGTGCTGCATCAATCCATGATTTGACCATTTGCTGTTGTTGAACCGCTTGGCGTTGCTGAAGCTGTACGCCTAAATCAACAAGCTTTTGCACTGCTTCTTGCGGCATCTTGAACTGTTGCCCCAATTCTTGAAGTACCTTTGCATCATCACCGTGAAGCTCAAAACCTTCAGGCATTGTGAAATCGGTATATGAAATCGGCTGATCTGCTGCAGGCGGTTGTTCGCCTCCTAATAGCACTTCTAGTTCTGGTTGCCCTGTGCCATCGGTTGTTGATGCTGTAGCAGGCACCGCGCCTGGTTGTTCAGTGGTAGAAGTTGCCGCAGGTGTTCCTGTAGCAGTGTTTGTACTTGGTGTTGCAGCCGTCGTATCAGTTGTCGCTGTTGATGGCGCGTTGTTGTTCTCGCTCATGTTTCACCTTTTCATTGTTCAATTGGGTTTGTTTAAAATGTTCTTTTTGCATGTCTAACCATGCATCTGTGCTGACCTTTGTAATCTCAGCAAGTAGAAACAGTCCGAACTCTCTGCGACCTTCCAGAAATGCAAAATCTGTTGGTTGTGTGCCGGTTGCGTACGTAGGCTGATGAACCCCTGCACGATTAATCAAACGCATCAGCAAACGCTTACCATGAGCAGTTTTTAAAACCTCTTTTAGGTCGTTCGCTTCCTGCTCTTGATCAAGCTCATATTGAGTTTTAGGCATCAATCAACCCTCCTTCAATTGCAGCATTGGCAAGGGTGTTCGTGTCGACTTGGCTAGCGGTTTGGATTGCTTCTGCTTGTTGCTTGTTAATTGCAGATTGCTGCATCTGCGCTTGTTGCTGCATTTGTGCTTGTTGCTGCTGTGCTCGTTGTGCTCGTATTTGCTCAACCGCTTTCTTGTCGCGGAAAATCATTGGTGATGCGCCAATGATGTCTGCATACTCATCAAGGAATTTGTCAGTATCAAACTTGTCGAGAACCTGCGGATCGACTTGAGCTATTTGTCCAACCATTGCAAGCATCTGTTGCAGATTCGATGCGCCTGTAGCACGCTGTGCCAATGCCAAAATTGACACGAACTCAATTTTAATTTCAGAGTTTTGGATAGCTTCAGGCGCTGTTTCACGTAAATATGGCGTAGTGTCTAACACTCGCATCACGCAGATTTCTACCAATGGCCGCAATAGTTCATCGATCTGACGTTCAACCACTGGGCCAAGCATGAGCATTTTTTCTGATTTGCGCTCATATACTTCTGTTGCGGTCATCTTGCCTTGGTCGTATGCATCCAGCATTAAAAACAAATCCGTAAAAAATGCTTGTTTAACACGTTCCTGTGATTGCTGAATCTCAGTAAATACACCTTCAACTGCAAACTGCACATTCAACATTGGTTGAACTTGCGCCACGTTGTTCATTGGATTAGGGGAATAAAACGCAATGCCATTAGGTAACGTTTCTTTTTCTTGACCTTTCAAATAATCAGGCATTAGCACTGGCGGATTGACTTGATAATCAACGCCCTTTGCAAATTGCAGATGTGCTTTCTGCAATGCACGCATATCACCAAAACAATCTGTTGCGGGTGATTCACCATAAACATCGCTGCTTGAGACCGTCCAACGGCCGCAAATCACTTCAAAGCTTTGTAATCCGCTTTCTCGTAGTAACTTGTCTTGTGAATTGGCTTCATAGTAGACCGATGCATATTTCATGTTTTTTGCACCAAAGCCTTTGGCACCTACGCGTTGATAAATCGCATGATGCACAACAAATTCTTGCTCGATGTTTTCATTTTCATACGCAGATTTGACTTGATCAGATACGTTTTCTTCACCAAAAAACGCAATCATATTTTCTACAGTCAATTTGAACTTGCGATATATCCCATTAGGTTTATTGAATGCATCAACTGTGATTGCATACTCACCAAAGGACATCGGGATAAGGTCCATTAATTGAGCATCTTCAGACCGAGGTGCAAGTGCAGCACAAGTGCCGAATGCACCTTCTTGCAGATAGCAATTGTGAACAGTTCTATACACATTGCTTTTGGCAAATGTCGAATAGCAAATATCCTGCAACTCTTTCAGCCATTGCTTAACCATGATGTCTTTTTTAAGTTCAGGGTCCGAAGCTTCAATCACAAACCATGGTCGGCTGGGTGAACAAGTACCAGATAGCATTCCTGCTGCTAGCACTTTCAAAGAGTTTTTGCCTGTGTTATCTACAATCTTTCGCCACGCGGAACGATCGTGTTTTTCTTGGTTTTTAATTGTTTTAATTGCGACAGGCAAAACGTGCAATGCAATCTCAGCACAATAGTCGTCCATGTCATTGACACGTGTTTGCCAAATCTTATCAAAACGCTTTTTTAGCTTTCTGATTGCATCTTCGTTCATATTAACGACCTAATAGAGTTTTTTTACCTAAGCGCAAATCTTCATCGCTCACACCTTCAGGATCTGTGTAAAGCGTATTTGCAATGCCGCCTGACATTGAATTCTGTGATTGCTGAATACGATCAATCGTTGCTGATGTGTCAGGTGTTTTAGAATCTTGGCGCACTGGGGTTGGTGGCGGTGCTTCTACTTTTGCTTTTTTAGGCGCTACACCAAAAATCTTGGCGGTTTTATCTAACACGCTGTTTCCACCGAACATCACATCGGTAATGTTGCTACTGCACATTGCATTTCTCCACATGTCTATTGCATTCAGTCATTATGCTTTTGCAAATATCTGAATGCCTCGTTTCCTGTTGACACTACTAATCATATGGATCGTAATTTCTACGTGAGTTATTGCCATAAATCGCCTGTAGCACTTTGCGTTTTGGAGTATCAATCTGCGCATTGATGATTGCTGATCCATAGTCGGGACTGCGACCAAGACGCTTAATAATTTCTTCACGTGATTCAACTTGAATGTTCTTGCCTTGTAGTGACCAACGTGGTGCAGTTAAATCTGCAAGCAATTCGGGTTCAGGTGGCAATGCGACAATGCTGCCGTATGCAGGATCTAATGATTCGCGTAACTGCCACCAGAGTTGTGTGCGCATGTTGTGGAATGTCAGTTGACCTGAGCGATCGAACGCCGTTGCAGATTGGCGTACATCAACCGGTATGACGTGCAATCCTGATTGCTTTAAGAAATCGTAAGTACTTGCACCAACACCAATGACATCAACGTGAATTGGTGCTTCATCACGCACATGGCCAACTGCAAACGAAGCAGATGCAGGACCGTCTTTGGATTGAATACCTTCAAGCACATTCGCTTTGTTATACCAATGCCCATGCCGCGCATATCCAATGGTGTTGTCCTTTCCACCGCGGGCAACGTCAAGACCGTATGAGTCCATTGCAAAGTCGCCTTTGTACAGAATGCGCATCTCGTCCTCTGGTTTCCAACGTGCTTGTGCTGCTTCAACCCATTCCGTTGGGATGACTTGCCAAGGATCATCCTCAATACCCGCACCGAAATCGCCGTATAACATTTGTGACCTCAAAGGTTCAGGCAAGGATTGCAAAGTACTCATATAGCCTGTTTCCATGTAGTACTTGTTATCTGTCACACGCGCAGGGATGAACGTGCGTGATTTAGGTTTGATGATGTGCTCAGGTTTGTAGTCATCTTTGTTGAAGTCATAAACAATTTGATCATCGATCAGTACAAATGGCTTATAGCTATCAACTTCCTGTTCTTTGCCCTTCACCATTGCAAACCAACGTAATTCGCCTGGTGCAGCTGGGTTTGGGTATCCTTTCTTAATCCATGGCGCAAAGTAATCAATTACCCATCTGCCCTCAGCGGTTGTAGGTGGGTTAAAAGTCATAAGCACTTTAGATTTAACAGTTGGATCTGAAGAACGATTCCAACCCATAACGAATCGTGCTTGTGATTCGCGGATCTCTGTTGCTTCGTCCAGTGCTTTCAAATCATGCGCACGACCTTGCCAACGCTTCTCATCGCCGAGGTTATCCAAGCCGCCGAACTCGATTAGCTTGCCATTGCCCAAATTCCAGAATGATTTTTGTGAGTTGTAGCCGTTCTTGTGTCCTAATATTTCCTCTGTACGTTGCACAATGCCATCTGTTTGTGCTTTTTCACGCCGTACAACAAGCACACGCTTATGGATATTGAGTGATGAACCCACAATCAAATCGGTCTTGCCGCCACCAGCTGCACCGCCGTATCCGATCACATCAGCTTGTGAAAGATATGCGGCCATTTGTGGGCCTTCCAATGGAAACCACACAGGTGCATTGGCAAGTAACTTACTGATTTCTGCTTGTTCATCTTCATCAAGCGATAACAGATATTTCTCAATATCGGATTCGCTCATATCCGCAAGCAATACAAGAATCTGTTCGTCAGTGGTTTTGTTCATGATTAACCGCCATATATCTTTTCAACAGTCATACAAACAACCAAAACCATTAAGAAAATCCAAAAGTATTTATCCATTCTGATTCTCCTTGCTGCACGCTCACTGCTCTATTTCAGTCGTGCAACCAATTGTTTTTAAAGCAAAGCTCAAAATTGATTGTTCAAATTGTTCACGCATCATTCTTCTCCTTATTCGCTTTGTGCAACTTGGCAAGCGCCGATAACTTTTTGCTTGATGCTTTGGTGTCTGTTAAAGGGTTATCAGGATCGTTCCCGTGTTCGATGCGCTCTTTGAATGCGCCAATAGAAATATGTTTGCCTAATAACTCAAGATTCTTAACTTTGTCAGGCCATTTTATTTTGCGCAGATAACCGATAAGCGAACGTTCCTCTCCTCGCCCGTCAAATTCTTCCATGTTGTCCAAACCTGAAATGTACTGACGCCAGATAGGAGGCCAATTGCTAATGGGTTTAAGTGATAGGTCGTCGTTCATAATGTCTATCACGTCCATCTGATCAATTTGCACTAAGCGATTTAGAACGTAATCTGCATCGACATCTAATCGTTTGATACGTGCATTTTGGGCTTCAGTAATGGCTTTTTGTATTTCAGGTTTTTTTAGGTTTTCGTCACCAATTGAACCTGCAGTTTTTGCAGAATACCCAGCACGAACTGCAGCTTGCGTTGCATTTAAATCTTTTAGGTATTCATGCACGAATATCTTTTGTTTTCCGCGTAAAGCCATTAGATAACCTCCTTATAGCAATACCCATTGCAGATACGTCTAGCCATTTCATGTGATATGTCGTACTTGTGCCCAAGCTGACGCAATGAAAGGCCTGATTTATGTAATTCTCGTATGTTTTTCACATCATCCTCCGTTACTTTTGGCGCAGAGCTACGTTTCACCTTGTCTTTCACCAAATACTGAGGAACAAAAGCTAATACAGGCATGTCGCCCTCCTGCCAAACCGTTATTTTTTCGTTTTTGTCTTTCAAAGTGGCGTTAAGGCGTTTAAATATGTTTTTTATGGAAAGTCCTATATATATAAATAGAAAGTTCCTGAAAAATACGCCCTAAACGCCTTAACGCCACCTGCCGACCACTACAAACACGTAAAAAATTGCGAATACGCAAAAAACTACTTGTTAAACTCATAAACCTAATTGTTAGGTGTATCCAAATCCGCAAAATCTGCGGAAACACGCACGCGGATGCCCAACATTTTCCTAGCACCGTTTGCACCTTTAGCCGTTCGAAACTTACTACTTAAACGACGTCCTAAACTTCTTGCCGTCGGTATGTACCTTAATTCGCCATTTTTAACCGCGTACGCTTGCCAACTTGCCCATAAATTTGCAGATAGATCCCAGACTGTTTCAGGTGTGCCAAGCTCACAGCACTCATTAATCCAGTCTTTGAGCAGATCCATTTCGTCTTTATATTCGTCACGTGCAGCTTTCGTTTTGCCAGGTTCCCGCAACCCGTCCTGCTGATACTCAAGTGCACCGCGCACCAACCAAGCTAAGACCCCCTCAATCTCGGCCAAAAGCTTCTCGGATCTATTCGTGTCTTTAATTAAGGTTTTGTCTGCGTCATAGTTACGTTCAAAAGGCACCATCATTAATCGCCGCCAAATACCATGATCACCGCCTTTAATAATCGGTTTATGGTTTGTTGGCATGATCGTGGTCCATGTTGGTTTGAACTCAACTGAGCCCTTGGCGTAGAGACCGCGCGCAGTGACCGACTCACCACCTGTTAATGACTTAACAAGACCCTCTTTCAACTCTTGGTTTTCTTCAGGTTCATTTACATAGACAAAGCGCGAACCACGTAAACGAAGTAAATCTTCACGTGCACCGCCTGCACTGCCCTTACCTGCGCCCAAAAACGTTTCTGCAGGCGTAGTCTTGGCATAATCACCAAGCGCCTTGAAAATAGTTGTAAGGATTGTGGATTTACCATTGGAACCATCACCGAACGGGATGATCATCAAGTTTTCTTTTGGATTGCCCAAAATTGAGTAACCCATCAGCCGGCGGAAAAAATCAGCCATTTCTTGATCGCCAAAAAAAGCATCAAGAACCGTGGCTTCAAATAATGGGCATTTCGCTTTGTGGTTGTACTCAACACCTGTGCTATTGGTAATCAGCAAATCCTGATTAGGCTTGACCAAATCACCTGTACGCAAATCAACAGCACCATTGGCACAACCAAGTAAATAAATATCGCTATCTAGTTCGTTAAAAGGCACAAGTACACGCGGATCTGATTGAGCAAGCGATACCATGTTTTTAACCATGAATGCCTTTTGACTTGCTGCGCAGAATTGATAGAACTCAGCACGCTGGGCATCGTCATCGATCTTTTTGGCTTCATCGCCTAAGGCCAAAACAGATTGCTTAGCGTATTGCTCAATCACCATGTTCACGCATGGTTCCCAATAAACGCTATTCCACCGATACCAACAACTTGTTTCTGCTACATACATAATCTCAGTGCCATAAGCATCGAGCATTCTGGAAGCATTACCGAACTCAGTCATTGGGCGCTTTTGAGCGTCATCCAGTGCGATTTGCACCTTCTTGCCGCCCATAGCGATATTGATTTCGCGCTGTGTGATAGAGACTTTTGAAAGTTGCTTGAATCGTTGTTGTAATAAACCTGAAAGCTCAACACGCAAAGCAACGTCAGTTCCTGCTATCTTGCCAGCCTCTTTGGCCACAACTTGCAAGAGCTCTTGTGTCTCTTGGCATTCAATGATTTTATTTTTAATATCGGCTAGAACTTTGCGTTTTTCTAAACGTATTTTTTCCTGCTTTGATTCGCGCCCAACTTTGAGTAACCAATGCGCAGTAATGATATTTGAGCCTGTTTGCTCAAAACTGTTCCACTTACGCTCGATGTCTTCAAACGAAGAATAGTTACTTGCTGTTGCTGACCACTCGTTCCAAAGCTGCAAAGCATCATCACTGGCACTGAACTCGTGATGCAAAGACATGCCCACACGAACCCAAGTTTCATAGTCTTCATTATCGATATAGCCTAGATATTTTTTAGCGTCATCAAGCGACCATCCGATAGTCGCAGTTATATTGTTCAGAAAGTCTTCGTCATCATCCAATTCGCTAGACGTCAAAGCACCTACACGCGACTTGCTGTTTTTGACTCGCATTAAGCCATGTTCTTCAGCCATATGCTCAAACATCTGGACTGCTTCAGCAACTTGCTCTTTGGTAATAACAGGCAGCGAGTTTGCAGGAAATTCAGCAATACCCCCGAAGAAATCGACCCATTCGTATGGTTTTTTTGTATCGGGGTGCACGTGATATGCGACGAATTGTTGACCACGGCCAAGCATTTCGATACGCTGTTTCTGCATTTGTTTAAAAGGTTTATCAACTTCTGTAGGGTCTGCAAACCATGCAGAGGTTGATTTTCCCCAATTCGGTTCCTCTGCTCTATACACAAGCAAAATCTTAGGCGCTCGCCCTATTCGCTCACAGCTCACTCCAAGATTATCCCGGCACCAGTCTGCAAACTTCTCTGCCAATTCAACATCAGTTACATCAATATCAACCGCACAGATCGGGAAAGGCCCTTGACCAGTTAAGATGCCCACACCCTGATTTGCATACTTCGGTACATCAATAGCGGTGAGTCGTACGTTCTGCCACTCGTCCATAACAGGGCGCTTCATGCCCTGCTTGATGGGAATGATCATGTAGTGATTGGCTAAGAGGTTCTTGCCGTGTTCCTTGAAATAATTCACTCGGCACCATCCTTAAGCGCTTGCTCTATCTCTTGTTCTAATTCATACAAGGTATTTGCCGATTCAATACTCGTGGACCAACACTTTTGTCGCTTAGAACTAATCAATTGCACAACCCGTTCAAGTTTCTGTTCAACTGCATCTATCCCATTTGCTTGATATTGCCAAGTTAAAAACATGAAATGCATCAAGTCAGATTTATATTGCCCATTGCACCCAATTTCAAAATCTGCATTTAAACCACTTTGATCACGGATAAATTGTTCAAATTTTTCACGCATCTTAAGCCCTCCCTTTAATGCAGCCCGAACAGTGCCCTACCCAAAATGATAAGTATCGCGCACCATTTTTAGGGCAATGCGGTTTATGTAAAGATCGAGCTTTTTTAAGCGAAGCCCCGTCAATTTTTGCTAAAAGAATGGCGCGTTTTTTCATACTGATGTTCCTTTAGATTCAGATAAATCGTCGAACTCTTTAGGGGCCGCAACATCAAAGCGCTCAGGGTAAAGCAGTTGCATTTCGTTAATTTCACCGTTGAAAAACTGGGCTAGCTTTTCGGCCAAATCCAATGAAGGACGTTGTGCGCCGCTTTCAATCCTTGAAAGGTTCCCTGCATCAGATGAAACCGCAGCAGCAACTTCTGCCAGTGAATACTTATGAATCTCTCTAATGCGACGAAGTGGTGTCATCGTTTTCGCCTTATTTTTTACTAATAACCGCATCTATGTTGCATTAAACGCAACTAATTAGCAATACATGTTGCGCACAAATTCATTGCGTTTGACGCAATATTAACGATAAAATTTCTCAATAATGCAAAATTTGCAAACTGGGACACGTTATGAAAGCCGAACTAGGAAATGCAATTAAACAATTGCGTAGTGCTAAAAAGATGAGTCAACAAACACTTGCTGAAATGATCGAAGTCGATAAAGGCAACGTATCAAGATACGAATCTGGCAAGCAGTACCCTGATTTTCCAACACTTGAAAAAATTGCGCGTGCTTTTGGTACTACTGTCTCTGAACTATTCAAAACTGCTGAAACAAAGCTCGAAAATAACGTGACCCATTTAAAAAGAAACAATTTGCTACCTGTGTTGACATGGGTGCAAGCAGGAACTTTTACTAATGTTCAGGCTGTTGATTTAACTGAGGTTACGGAGTGGATGCCCGCACCTGAAGACCCATGCGACGATTGCTTTTATCTAAAAGTAAAAGGAGTTAGCAACGAACCCGACTTTTTTGAAGGCGACTATATCCTGGTCGACCCAACCGTTTGGTATTCCGACATGATTTCAGGTGATCTAATCGTAGTGCGCAAAGGCAATGATGCAACTTTTAAAAAGTTGGTCATTGAATCAAATGGAAATAGATATCTACAAGCACTCAATCCGAATTTCCAACCCAATATCATTCCAGTAGACGAAGATTGCCATTTTGTTGGTCAGGTAGTTGATTCGTTCAGAAGAACATACAAAGTAAAAAGACGCTCAAGACCAAATTAAAAATATAATTATATAAAAATCAAAAGCCTGCTATCTAAGCAGGCTTTTTTATGCATGTTTAATAAAAATTGCGCTTGACGCAACTAAAGGTTGCGTTTAACTTATCTATGTGTTGAGCCAAACGCAACAAAAGAAGGATAATGTTATGACAACCGCAATTCCAGAATTCCGCCAACAAACTTGTGCAGCACTTATCAGTGCAGGTGTAACGCAACATGCACAGATTATTTCAACGGTCGCTGCCCTAGAAAAGTTTGTATTCAACCTTGATGAGTACGCAGCAAAAACTTCTGAACCTGAAGTTAAAAATGCAGTAGCTGAAAAAACTACTAGCAAAAAAACCAATGCTCCTGTCGAAGCGCAAAAGGCCGCTGATGAATCCGCTGAAAAGGTTGCAGAAGCAGAAAGCGCAGAACAAGTCAGTGAAACAGCAACTGAAGTGATTCAAACAAGCACACCCAACTTCACCAAAGACGAAGTGCAAAAAGCATTGATCGGTTTGGGCAAAGTACATGGTCGCACTGCCATTGCATCCATCTTAGAGCAAGTTGGTGCAGCAAACATGTCGGCAGTTGCAGAGGCTGATTACCCAAAAATCATGCAATTAGTTGAAGGATATGCAGCATGAAAAAAGGACGTTTCGATGAGATCGTAGACAAGCGTTTAAACGCTGACGATTTCGCAGAACCACAAGCATTAACCCAGCGCGAAAAACTAATTGCAATTGCAGCATTCAGTATTTTTGGTGCGCTGATCATCTATTGCGCTGCAATTAGCTACTAGGGGTTTGCCATGACTTCACACGCTAAGTTAAGCCCGTCAGCTGCACACCGTTGGATGCATTGCGCAGGCAGCATGATCTTAGAAAAAGATATTCCTGACTCTACATCTGAGCATGCGGATTTAGGTACAGCGGCCCATTTCCTTGCATCTGAGAGCTTGGAGCAAGGTAAAAACGCGACTGATTTTCTGAATCGTCAAATCTATATCAAAGACGGTGCAGCACATTGGAGCGATTTAGACGAGCAAGTAAAGCTCAGCTCTTACTTCACTGTCGATCTGGAAATGACAGAGAACGTGCAAGTTTATCTTGATGCTGTGCGCTCACAAGCTGAAGGCAATGAGCTGTTAGTGGAACAACGTGTGGAGTTCTCTAACTACATCAATTCGGAAAATGCATTCGGTACAAGTGACGCTGTTGTTTTAACTGCTGATGAAATCCAGATCCACGACTTGAAATACGGTCGCGGTGTGAAAGTCGACGCAGAAAACAATGAGCAATTAAAGCTGTATGGACTAGGTGCATTAAACGAATTCGGCTTGATTGGTGATTACAAGCAAGTCCGAATGGTCATCCACCAACCACGCTTAGGCTATATGTCAGAAGCAGTTTGCACAATTGAAGAACTCGAAGCCTTTGCTCAAGAAGCTAAATCATCCGCCGAGTACATCCGCTGCTTGGAAGTCGGGCTGGGTGAAGGCGACATGGGTGCCATTGCCGATTTTGAAGCGTCATTTAATCCGGGCGAGAAGCAATGCCAGTGGTGTAAAGCCAAAGTAAACTGTGAAGCACTTGCAAAGCACAACTTGCAAAATGTTTTAGGCGACTTTGACGACCTAACACAATTCGATTTGCCTACAGAGATTGCACAGGCCACAGAGCAAGTTGTGAATCATGAAAACGACAAGCTTGGTCAATTGTACGCAGCGATTCCCCTTCTTGAATCATGGATAAAAGCCATTGATTCAGCAGTTCACCAAAAACTACATGCAGGTGAATCGGTTGAAGGCTTCAAGCTTGTAGCAGGTCGCCAAGGCGCACGCACTTGGGCAAATCCTGAAGATGCAGAAGCAATGCTTAAAAGCATGCGCCTCAAAACTGAGGAAATGTACGACCTGAAATTAATTAGTCCAACTACAGCTGAAAAACTCAAAAAAGCTGAAGTTATTGGCCCACGTCAATGGACCAAAGTTGAAGCCCTCATCACACGTGCGGACGGTAAAGCTACTGTCGCACCAATTAGCGACAAACGTCCTGCACTGGATGTAAACCCACAAAACGATTTTGAAGACCTAACTGCTTAATGGAGCAATAACAATGAAATTAAATCTTAAAAATGTACGCCTTGCATTCCCTAACTTGTTCGAAGCAAAAACGGTTAATGGCGAAGGTGAACCGGCTTTCTCTGCATCTTTCTTACTTCCTGCTAATCATCCGCAGATTAAAGAAATCAAAGACGCTATGGAAAAAGCGGGTTCAGAAAAATGGGGTGCTAAATGGCCTCAAGTTAAAAAAGAAATCGAAACCAAAGACCGTACGGCTTTGCACGATGGCGACACTAAATCTGACTATGAAGGATTTGCGGGCCACTACTTTATTTCTTCACGCAACAAAACCCGTGTGACTGTAGTCGACCGTGACCGCACTCCACTTGTTCAAGCAGACGGTAAGCCATATGCAGGTTGCTATGTGAATGCATCTATCGAACTTTGGTGCCAAGACAACAACTACGGTAAGCGTATTAACGCATCACTTCGTGGCGTTCAGTTCCTGAAAGATGGTGAAGCCTTCGCAGGCGGTGGCGTTGCCAATGCAGACGAATTTGACGACCTTGCGGCCGATGACATGGGCGAAGATCCACTCCTCGCATAACGACCGCCAAGACCAGTGTGTCACCAAATTCGACAAGCTATGAGTGTTGAAACTGGAAATAACCATAGCAGCTATTGATAAGGGTCCTCTATCTCCCCTTTAGGCAATAGCCGCCGCCACTGCGTCAGTGTGGCATCACTCATTTATTAATAACCATTGCTTTGGAAAGTGAATGTATTGCTGACCCTCTGCGTTCACTTTACCAAAGCATAAATAAGGAAAATAAAGAAATGGTCAAAGTTATCAGTTTTAGCGGTGGACGCACTTCAGCTTATTTAGTTCACATTTTCAAAAACGATCCAGAAGCCCGTTTCGTTTTTATGGATACAGGTGCTGAGCATCCAGCTACCTATCAATTTATCAAAGACATTGTGTCGAATTGGGGCATTAATCTTGTTTGCTTGCGTACAGTCGTGAATCCAGAAATGAATAAGGGAGTTAATTACAAAATTATCCGACTTGATGAGCTAAAACAGGATTTAGAACCATGGAAAGAAATACTCAAAAAGTATGGCAGCCCTTATTACGATACCCCGTTCTGTACTGCCCGCATGAAGACAGAACCATTTGAAAAGTATTGCAATGACGTATTTGGGAAAAACAATTATGAGCGCTGGATTGGTATCAGATATGACGAACCAAAACGGCTGCCAATTGAGGTACTTGAAAATCTGGGTCTACCAATTCATGCAAAAGCAGCCCATCAAAAGAATGGTTTTCGATATTTAGCTGAAATCTGTGAGTTAGAGAAAGACCAAATTCTTGATTGGTGGGAAGAACAGCCCTTTGATTTAGCGATAACAGAGCATCTAGGTAATTGCGTTTTCTGCATCAAAAAACATTTAAACAAGATTGCTTTGGCCGCTAAAGATGAGCCTGAACAAGCAGTGAAATGGATGGAAGTAACTGAAGGCTCAAGCGTCAGATCTGAAGGTAGAAAATACAACCATCATCGGATGTATAGAGAGCGATTACATATGAGCGATGTGATTGAAGCTTTCAAAGACCATGATCGAGATGAAATGTACAAAGCATTACGCAGCAGCAAACGTTATGAATCAGGCTCTTGTTCTGAGTCATGTGAGGCAATTATATGACCTCTACCCTCTATCTCGATTTAGAAACATACAGCGAAACCCCAATTAAAAACGGCACGCATATTTATGCAGAAAATGCGGAAATCATGGTTTTCGCATGGGCTTTAGATGATGGCCCTGTTCAGGTATGGGACGTAAAAGACGGTTCAACCATGCCAGTGCTTTTAATGAAGGCGCTACTTGATAGCGATAAAAACATAAAGATTGTCGCGCACAATTCAGGTTTTGATAGAACCGTTTTGCGTCACAGTAATCTAAAAAGCAACTTGGCCAACCAAGCCGCACGAGATATCCACCGTTGGGAAGATACGATGGTTCAGGCATTGAGCCATTCGTTACCTGGTGGACTTGATATCCTATGTGAGATTTTCAAGATCGATCAAGACAAGGCCAAAGACAAAGCTGGTAAGCAACTTATTCAACTATTCTGCAAACCACGTCCAGCGAACCAGAAAATCAGACGTGCTACTAGTGAAACGCATCCAGTTGAATGGGCGCGATTCCTTGAGTACGCCAAAAGCGATATTTTGGCGATGCGCGAATTGCACAAAAAAATTCCAAAGTGGAATTACCGCAATGCTGAATTAGCACTGTGGCATCTGGACCAAAAAATTAATGATCGTGGTGTATGCATCGACCTTGATCTTGTACACACGGCAATTGAAGCTGTTGAGAAAGCGCAAAAAGGATTAGCAAAACGCACAGTCGCATTAACCGATGGTGAAGTGCAAGCAGCAACCCAACGCGACGCAATGCTTAAACATATTCTTGAAGCACATGGCGTTTCGCTGCCAGACATGCAGAAATCAACTTTAGAGCGTCGATTAAATGATGAGTCCTTACCTCTAGCTGTTCGTGAATTGCTTGCAATCCGTTTGCAGGCATCAACCACCAGTACAGCCAAATACAACGCTTTAGCCAAAGGAACAAGCAAAGATGGCCGATTACGTGGGACGCTTCAATTTAATGGCGCATCGCGTACTGGACGTTGGGCAGGTCGATTATTCCAACCGCAAAACTTGCCGCGCCCTGCTTTAAAGCAATCTGTAATTGATGCAGGCATCGAGACTTTAAAAATTGGCTGTGCAGATATGTTCTATGAAAACGTCATGGAGCTAACCAGTTCTGCAATCCGTGGTTGTATTTGCGCACCGGAAGGCAAAAAGCTTGTTGTTACTGACTTATCAAATATCGAAGGCCGCGCACTCGCTTGGCTGGCAGGTGAAACGTGGAAGATCAAAGCGTTTTATGACTTTGATGCAGGCATTGGGCACGACCTTTACAAGTTGGCCTATGCAAAGTCATTCAGCGTTTCGCCTGAGTCAGTAGATAAAGAACAACGCCAAGTGGGTAAGGTTCAAGAATTAGCATTGGGGTATGAAGGCGGTGTAGGTGCATTTTTAACATTTGCAGCCGCATACAGTTTAGACCTTGATGCCATGGCAGACCAAGCATATGACAGTTTAGATCCAAGTATTTTGAATGAAGCAATCCGCGCTTGGGAATGGCACAAGAAAGAACGCCGCACCACTTTTGGCCTTAAGAAAAAAACATGGTTAGTTTGTGATTCTTTTAAGCGCTCATGGCGCTATGCACATCCGAATATCAGTGCATGGTGGAATGAGCTAAGACAAGCTGCCATTGAAGCCATCAACAAACCCGACCGTGCGGTGCCATGCCGCAAAGTTACCTTTATCAAAAAAGGCTCTTGGTTATTAATCAAATTACCAAGTGGGCGTTATCTCTGCTACCCGGGTGCGAAAGCTGAAGACGGCAAAATTTCTTACATGGGCAATAACCAGTACACACGTAAATGGGAACGCCTTTACACCTATGGCGGCAAGTTTGCCGAGAACATCACACAGGCTTTTTCACGTGATGTACTGGGTTACAACATGCCTCTAATCGAAGAATCAGGTTACGACATTTGCCTATCGGTGCATGACGAAGTGATTACCGAAACGGATGATCAACCTGACTTTAACCCTGACCATTTATCAAGTCTGCTTGCACGCAATCCTGAATGGGCAATTGATTTGCCTTTAGCTGCGGCAGGCTTTGAATCTTACAGATACAAAAAGGATTGAGGTAAATAGTTATGAATGCATCTGTTGAAATTGTAATGTGCAATACAAAAAGTACGAATCAAATTTATAACGATTTAAAAATTGCATTCGATATTTTTAATAAAGAAATGTTTTCTAACGAATTACCAGAAGTGCTTTTTACTTTAACTCGTAAGAAAAACACACTTGGGTACTTTTGGGCTGATAGATTTTCATTGAATGAGGAAAGCAAACACGAGATTGCACTTAACCCTCGGTATTTCATTGAAAACACCCCTCAAGATACAGCATTCACTTTATTGCATGAAATGGTTCACTTATGGCAACAAATATTTGGCAAGCCAAGTCGTAATGGATACCACAACCGAGAGTGGGCTGAAAAAATGAAAATTGTCGGTTTACAGCCGATATCTTGTGATGGCAAAGGGAGTGAAACAGGTCAGAAAATGAGCCATGAGCCAATAAAAGACGGAAAGGCTTTTGAAGTATTCAATCTGATTATGGAAGCTGGATATAAACGCGAAATTATCGAAAAGCCATTTATCAAAACTGTTCGAAACACTACACGTTACAAGTACAAATGTAGCCAATGCGATCAAAAGGTGTATGGGGGTAAATCTTCCAACATCCTTTGTGGAAGATGCAACATTGAATTAATAAGAGAAGAATAAGCCTAATGCGCGAATCGAAAATTGAAGCCTACCTAGTGCAACGAGTTAAAGCACTGGGCGGCGAGGTTCGGAAAGTTAAATGGATCGGTCGCAACTCTGCACCTGACCGTATCGTCATGCTACCTGACAATACATTTTGGGCAGAGCTAAAAGCAACAGGCGAAAAACCAACAGCGGCACAGGTCAGAGAACATAAGCGTATGCGTGACATGGGTCAGCGAATTGAAGTTATAGACAGCATAGATCAAATTAAGGAGTTATTGGGATGAGCGATATTAACCAAGTAAAAAACCATATTAAAAACTTAATTAACGGTCACAACATTTCTAAAGGCGAAATGCGTAGTTTATATAATGAAGTTTTAAAGGAATTTATTGAGAAAAAAGTTAATAAACTTTTTGATAGTTACAGCATTCACAAAACAATCGAAACGACTGTCAAACTAATCCTCAAGGATTATGTCAACACTCAACTAAGAGGCGTTTTTAGACACGAAGCATTTAATCATCCCGCCCCTGAAATCGAACGAATGGTCAGAGCAGAGATTGAGAGACAAGTCAAAGAGGTTGTTTCCCAAAGCGTATCCATCCAAATAAAGGCAGGTGGGTAATGAGTACAGAAACCAAACTTCTAAAAATTAAAAGCGATATTTATTGGCAAGCCGACGTAGCGGTACAACAGGCGTTTGAATTAGGCCAATCAGAAGATGTTACAGCTACCAAGGCTGAATTAGAAGAAACTCTCAAACATGCTCAGGAAGCATACGAGTTTTTCAAGGTTGTTTTGAATCGATTTTGCATTTCTGAAAACCATTTAGAAAGCACAACAATGAGTTATTTACGTGAAATAGGTTCTCAACTTGAAAAAATCAGAGGGGTAAAAAAGTGACCGCACTCGACTACAAACCCCACGACTACCAGCATGCCATTATCAATCACATTCTGGATAATGAGCGTTGCGCAGTGTTTGCTGGCATGGGTACTGGTAAAACATCTTCTACCCTCACTGCCCTTGATATCCTCGATTTATTCGAGCCAGGTGCAACGCTTGTTGTTGCTCCTTTGCGCGTTGCCGCTACCACATGGCCCGATGAGGCTAAAAAGTGGAAGCATTTAGAGAATTATAAAGTCGTTGCGGTTGTAGGTTCGCCAGAAGAACGCGTACGCGCTTTAAAACAGAAAGCCAACGCATACGCGATTAATTATGAAAATTTGCCTTGGCTTGTTGGTTACTTGAAAGAGAATTGGTTCTTTACCAAAGTCGTTGCTGATGAGAGCACAAAGCTCAAAGGGTTCCGTGTGAGTCAAGGTTCAGTACGCGCACGCGCCTTAGGTAAGGTTGCCCATACTCGAGTAAAAAGATTCATTGCTTTGACTGGAACACCAAGCCCCAACGGATTGAAGGACCTTTGGGGGCAAGTATGGTTCATTGATCGCGGTCAAAGATTAGGCACGAGTTTTGGCGCTTTTACTCAACGATGGTTCCAGCAGATCCAAGTCGGTGCAGACCGAAATGCAGTTCAGCTTGTACCCTTTCCACATAGTCAAAATGAAATCCAAACCAAGCTCAAAGATATTTGTTTGAGCATTGAGGCTAAAGATTATTTTGATATCAAAGACCCAATTTTCCGAACAGTTGAAATTGAGCTCAAAGGCAAAGCGCGAAAACTTTATGACGAGATGGAAAAAGAAATGTTCATTGAGCTTTCTGAAACCACAGAAGTTGAAGCATTTAACGCCGCATCAAAGACAATGAAGTGCCTACAACTTGCAAGTGGGTCTATCTACACCGATGAGCAAGGCAATTGGCAAGCCATCCATGACTTAAAGCTACAGACGCTTGAATCGATTATCGAAGAAGCCTGCGGAATGCCGGTACTTGTTGCGTATCACTTTAAAAGTGACCTTGAGCGATTACAGAAGGCTTTTCCAAGTGGCAGACATTTGGACAAAGATCCGAAGACGATTCACGACTGGAACGCAGGCGAAATCCCTGTGCTGTTTGCTCATCCAGCGAGCGCAGGACACGGGCTGAATCTTCAGGATGGCGGGAATATTTTAGTTTTCTTTTCCCATTGGTGGGACCTAGAACAATACCAACAAATCATAGAACGTATTGGGCCAACGCGCCAAGCGCAAGCGGGCCATGATCGTCCAGTTTACATTTATCACATCATTGCTAAAAACACGATTGATTCTGTTGTAATGGAGCGCCGAGACTCTAAGCGCGAAGTGCAGGATTTATTGATGGAAGCTATGAAACGCAGAGAGGTTTAATAAAATGTCAGAAGTCAAAGTAATCACAATCACTGAAACTGAATTAGAAAATCTTTTAGATCGTGTTTGTCGTAAAGCGATACTAGATGCCTTTGCACAGAAAGATGATGAGATATTAAACATTGGCCAGATTTGTGAAAGGATACCCGGCATGTCCAGATATCTATTTTCACAATTACAAAAGAAAGCCAACTTAAAAAATATTAGAGGCAAATATTCTCTAAATGCGGTTAAAGCCGCGATGCAATCTCACTAG